CGGATAATATCTGTGCGTGATTAAAGTACCCAACGCATGTAGACGACCATGCCGAGGTGTTTGTTTGAGTAGACGTGTATGCGGTATCGATGACCGGAAGCGCATCCATCTTGACACCAACAAGCAACTCAAGCCCCGCAGTAGCAGACTCCAGCTTATTCAGCCCGTCACGCAAAGGAGTCCATGCACCGAATGAATCATTTGGAGCAGAGTACCGGATTGAACTATCAGCAACTCGAAACTCAATGTCAGCAACAGCAGAAGGGGTTATAACCATATCCCATGACCGACTTCCAGCAATCTCAAGCCATGCAGCAGGCGAGGTCGCAGGGAATTTAATGTAGCCATTACCGAGAGCTGTGATTGAATCGCCAATGTATGCAATCGTCGGCTTGTAGGTTTGCGATGATGATCTGCGGAATGACAAAATCATAATCTCATCACGAGTATACTGTTGCGTAATATGACTCAAGTGTTACCGAGTCACTCGGATTAGTTGCAGTAATCGTGACAGTAAACGCACCCGTCAAAGTCTTTGTTGTGTTGGATGCCGGAGTAGATGCAAGAGTCAAACTGGTAACCCAGTCAATCGTATTCCGTTGACTAGCAGCAACCCCTCTCTGTGCAATACGGAACTGACCGCGCGAGGTAGTAGCAGACATTGTAGTTACCAACACATTCGTAGACGAGCCGTCATTGATTGCAACAGTAATCGTGCGAGTGCCAACAGCACCACCGGAAGTGAAGTCGCAAGTGATGACAAGCTGACTATCTAAATCCATATAGCCATCCGGTACGCTAATCGTAGCCAGCACAGCATTAGCACCTGATGCCGATGTAACAGCAACACCGCTTTTAGCAACAGTGCGAGAGTCTCCCCCGCGTCTAAAGGCTAACATTATGCAACCTCACTAATCATAAGAGTAATAGTTCTTTCGGCTGCCTCATTTGATCCCATCACAACCCGTACATACGGGAACCCTGCAACAAATGCAGGATCAAGGCTTACCCATCGTGAGGCAGCTACAGGTATTGTGTATGTTGCGCCTGTGTAGTCGTAATGACTAAGCGCATCTGTTCCATTAAGACTGACCTCAAGTGTTAAAGTTTTAGATGTCAAAGCACTAGGGGTTACGATAGCAACTAGCCCACGCTCTGAAACATGCGCCCCAATGTAAGCCCAATCGCTTGTGGTCTGACTTCGATAAACAGTTACAGTTGTATTTCTCATCAGAATGGCCTCACGTAAACTATTGCGGTTATATCTGGCCCAGTTGCTGCCGCGTCTATTAAATTGTAATCTTCATTTCGTCTTGCTAATAATTTCCCGAGCAAAGCCGCAGCTAAATCAGCGTCGTTCAGAATATCAGTAACGCAATCTGCTTTTGTGTCGCCTGTTATTACACGATACCCGTCAATGAATGGGCAGTTGTTTGCAGCATTATCAGCATAGGCAACAAGATCAGCACGCATAAACGCATAACCGATTGTTGTAAGCATATCGACAGGGTTTGTTCCAGTAGCCATAGCACTAGCTAAATCTGCCGTCATCGCAGTGGTGTAGACCTGCTTAGCCATTATTCTTGTAGCAGCTAAATCATAGACCCAAGCCCCCGCAGTCCAATCCATTGTAGGATATGGTCTTTGATCTACTGCGGTATCAGACGGAGAACGCTTGTCGCCCTCGTAATAATTGCTTGAACCGTCTATGTAGTAACCCATTAGAATGACCTCTTAACGGTTGTCTTCAGTTTCCATTTTGTATAGTCGAGCAACTTGACAGTACTCGGTAGTGAGTAATCAACAACATAAATGGCATAAGCGGCAACCAATGAAATCAACTGTGTATTACTTATTCTCACATTGGTAACCCCATACAAATAACCCTGAGTGTTCATAGTTGGAGCTACAACCTCATACCCAACAGCATACGTGCCATCTGTTGAAGTACACACAAACACACAGTCATAAACAAACGGGCATCCAATGTTATGATTAACAGTGTACGAATTACTAACATCCAAACCATAATTTGCAGACTCATAGATACCGTTATAAGCATAGGCAATAGTCGAAGTAACCGCCCCCGCTGCCGCTATAGCCTCACCGACAAACACGCGCCAAGCCTTTGTAGTGCCGCTTGAATACATGGTCATCGTTGTATAGTTGAATGTATTTGTACCCGTAGCAAGTGAAGGGCTATAAACCGGAGCGGTTAAAGTCGTACCCGTTGTAATAACTCCCGCACTAGACACATCGACATACAGATAATTAGTCCCATTCTGACAAGTAAACGTCAGGTTTGCAGTCGATACACCTATACGGTCAGAGCCAAGACCAAAGCCCTGCGAAGCACAGACAACAAACGGAGCGGACGCGCTGATGTTTTGAGTTACTAGACTTAAATCGGCATCAGTGGCAGGAAGGAAATCAGGATAACCTGCCGCAGTAATTGGCCCACCTTGTACCGTCTGCCTTACCATGCTCAATGGATAAACCGGCAAAGGATTCAGAATAACAAAGTCTGTTCCGTCATATTCAACGACTGCAATCTGTGCTGACTTGCAAACACCTGATCGCTTGTTGCCTGCGTCATCGTATTGCTTCAAACTCTTAGCGCCCAAAGCATTGACGTTTAGTGTGTTACTTCCAATCGTGCCGTCAGCATTCAATTCAATAGTGAACCGCTGCCCTTCAACATAAGCACTGACAGCAGGCGATGCAGTCGTAATGGTGAAATCAGGTGCAGTACCCGCAGTCGTATATCTGATGCCTTCCTGCTCTCGCGCATTCTTCACAATCTCAAGCGTTGCCCTAGCAGTGGCACTATCAGCATCGTCTAACAGGGTATTGATATAGGCGGTCGGAGTGGTAGCCGTGAAATCAGCAGGAACAAATAAACCCGGCAGGCCAGTCGCAGCGTCAAAGCCAAGCAGCTTGCCCATTCTAGCAGCAGCATTGCCAATCAACGTCATCGCAGTTGCCGTAACGTCATCAAACGTTAAAGACCTGCCCGTCACAGACTGGTTGTATTGCAGTATGGAATATAGACGGTCAGCGTCATCATCTAGCGTGTCAGATAATAGCTCCCCGCTTTGTTGATAATCAGTAGTACGGGCAAACGATGGCACAAGTTTAATCAGTAAGACAGCAATTCCAGCGACCGGAGCTGTAGTAAATACCACATTCCCGCCTGACCTAGTGCCAATACCGCTTACCGAGTAAGTAGAATCAGAAACAAGGACATCATCAGCATAAACTTTAATATCAGCATCATCAAAAGCACAGAAGGTATAGGCAAAAGTGGTTACAACCCCATCAGGATTGTAGGTGTTATATTGCGTTTGGGCAGGTATTGCCATTACCAATCAACTCCAACTTCAAACGTGCCGCTATTAGGTTGCCAATTATTGCCCGTCAAGGCATCCGGTTTCCTGTATTTACCGACAGACTGAATGCGCTCAGGGGTATGCGTGATAGCACTTGCCGCAGAATCAATGTAATCGTCCTCGTTGCTTGTCGTCACAGGGTTAAATTCACGCATCTGATCCTCGACAATCTCAATCACCGATTCATGACACGCCAACATGCCGGACAATAGCAATGGTTCAAATGCTTCTATGATGCGCTTGTTCTTATTGGTTGTTTCCTTTTCCTCGGTGACCCCACAGACTAGATGCCGTTGTTTTAATGCCGCCTTCATTACAGCAGGCATGAACCCACCTATTCCAGCCGTCTTGATTGTTACCCTGGGTATGCTGAACTCTTTGACCACATCGCATATCTGGAAAACCTGACCGCCTGTGATGGTCTTGCCATCATCAGCAAAGATTGCAACATCGCCTGTAAAGGTTAATGCCCTATGCCAATACCGCTTGCCATTGCAGTCCTGAAACATCAAAGCCCCTGCCGATACGTCACTGTTCAGCTTCCCACTAGACGGGTCAACAGTAAACGAGCAGCCTACCATCTGCACTCCGTCAATCTCCATCACTGGCGAACCATTGGCAACTCGTAAATCAGGCTCAGACTGGTAACGTATCATCCTGTCCGGATCAATTCTGACCTCAATAACAGGCTTGGCATGGAGCTGATACTGTGAATCCCATTCATTCATGGTCTTGCATTTCTGCCTGCGTTTCTCCATTTCCTTTGGCGTGAACCGCTCAGGCCATAATGCACCGGAATAGAAGTCAGCAAGGATTGCAGTGGCAGCAAGCATGACTTCCCACCGATTCCCCATGTTTGTCAGCGTGTAATCAATCCCCGCCTCTAGCAGTCGAGCATATTTACCTATGCCTGAATAGACGTACTCCGGTTTGAAAGACAACGTAGCATGGTCTTTATTCTCTATCCTGTGCTCTTGATGAAAGGCTTTCAGTATCAAGCACTGCGAGTTGGTCTTCACATCTTCATAGAGTGACTTATGCGTGTGAGGCGTGCCAACGTACAAGGTGCGGCCTCCAGGCACTAGGATGTGGGTTTGCTCCCCCAATCTATACCGGAGCTTTTCCCTAGCATCGGCAGTTTGTATATTCCTTGGCACTTCAACATCGTCATTTTGCACTTCGTCTGCCCGTGACGATGTAACGTTAGACGTTATTCCCCTTGCCTGCATAGATGGGTTACGTTCATCAATCGACCCTGATACCCACCATTCCTGCACCTCGCCCTTTGTCTTTGTCATTGCCCTGCGGCATAGTGGATGCTTTGAGATAATAGCTAGCGTGTCACGGCTCATCTTATAGGCGGTAGAATCTTGGTCACCCTGATGCAAAATACGATACTTGCCGTCAGTGTAGTAATACTTCCACGCATTGTAGACGGCGATAATAGATGACTTTGCATGACCGCGAGGCATCATCAACAGGCCATCATCCCAATCATCTTGCAGGAAATCACAGACAGTGAAGTGAAAGTCAGGCACATCCCAATTCTGGATGTCAGCCCATATCTGGAAGAATACTTTTAGATCAACCTTTCTTTCTATCAAAAGCCAGCACCTTAGTCGTTGCCGCGTTGATTATAGCTGATAACTCTGCATCCTCCCTATCGCCATCATCAGACTGGGCAGGCTTCAATAGTCTAGCAATGTCAGCCGATAGCTTGAGTGAACTAGATGCCATTTGAGTCAACCAGCGCCTATCCCCTCGCTCCTGTTGTTCCGTTAGCCGTAGACCACACGCTTCGTCAAACTCAGCAATAGCGTTGTCGATTGCAACCTCTTGAATGCGGATAAGCTCTTTGAGTTGGTCTTCTCTCATTGTCCGTCACTCCCGTAATCAGGCAATCTATCAGGCATTAACTCAGTCGGCTCCCACCAAAACTTCTGCCCGTACTCTTTTTTAATCCTGCCCTTTTGCCGCCCGAAATAGCCTGGACTTGCAGCTTCCATCAAGTCATCAACAAACAACCTGTCAAATGCCGTCCGGCTGTACCACATATCCATCGGAGCAAACGGGATATTTGATCCTGCCCACTTCAACACCTTCGCGCCGGTATCGCTTAAATCTTCGCCAGTTGCCCCGCGTTTGACAGCTTCAAAGCCAATCGCCAAGGCTTCAAGCGCAGACCCTGCAAGTGGGCCAGCTACCATAGACAACACTTTTTTCTGTGTGTCGCTGCTATTCCCTGTCAATCCTGTGTAGAGAATATCACCATAGAACCCAAGCCCACCGCCCTGAACAAGTGCATTGAACATGAAGTTGCGGTCTACTTCTCTAGGGTCTTTGCCTGCCGCAAGCTGCTTTGCCTGAATAGCTACCCCGCCCATAATGGATAGTCCGCTAATCATTGACACAGCGTACATCATCGCAGGAGCTTTGCCGCGTGAATGGTAAATGTCACCAAACATATCAATTTGACGTGATAGCAGGGAAGCAGGATAGGACTTGAACTGCATAACAGACCGTCCTATTTCACCCGTTGCATCGCCTTTGACGAACTTACTCATGCGGCCTTTGTGGATAATGTCGCTAGTGTTTACCGCTACATCACGTTGCCCCTGAATGTACCCGATAAGAACAGATGCCGCTTCTATCTTCTGTCCTTCTGGCAAGTCTAATTCCATAATCTTTTTAGGTGACAGTGCCGCGTTGTTCTTATCCCATGAATCAAGGTCAGACTTGCGCCAAACATCGTATATCTCAGGTGTCACGCCTGCTTTATCAAGCCTGTATCTGTCAGCTTGCTGCAATCCATTCCAATCTGCTTTGCGTGTCAATTCCCCAAGCGTAAAGGATAGATTCACACTGAACGCATTCTTTAGCCCATCAGTCCACGCATTCAACAGGGAATAACGAAAAGTCATATCTGCCATTCTGCCTGCAATGTTGTACCCTGATTCACCCTCTGCCCACCGATTGACCGATGATATAACAGAGTCAGCAATAATCCCCTGCCTAGCCGCAAAAGCCTTGTACTGCTTTGACCCTGCCGCGTATGGTGCATCCTTGAATATGTTGGCAATCTGTCTTGCAGGCATCCCGTTATACCATGCAGACCCAACGACACTCACTGTATCAGTCATGCTCGACAGTAACGCCCCGCCAAGTTTTGCCGCTGACTGTAACGATCTGGCTGTCTGCCACATCTCAGCCTTTGCAGAGTCTACAGTCTTTGTGCCGCTTATCAGTGAGTCATAAATATCTGTTGGTCTTACACCAAGAAAGCCGACATTCTTTTCAACCGCACCATCATGCAGCTTTGCCACATCAAGCATCTGTGCAAACGTGCTGTTAGGCTTTGTGCCGAAATGCTCTAGCGTTGCAATATCCCGTGTCATGCCGGAAACGTGCGAACTCATAACCTGCAACAGATTGCCCTTGCCGTACTGCTTTGCATATTCTAGATGAGCATCAGCACCTTTGAAGTGGATAGCCCTGTGTGCATCATGCCGACCGCGCACACCGCCCTTACCTGTCATGGCCGTGCCTTCCTCAACCCTGCCTGCAAGCCCGTCAGTAATGATCTGGTCATAGGCTCTGCCTAACATCTCAGCGACTTGTACATCTCCAATATAAGCGCCTGATTCATCCAGATACCGAGTCTGGTCTATCTTACCAAGTACGAACGACACCCATTTAGATTTGTCTTTCATCTTAACTGCGTCGTGCAACTGAGGCAGATAGGCATAGTCCAGCTTACCAATATCAGCACCTGAACTATTGGCGTGTGTCCGCATCTTCTCTGTTGTTTCTTCCCATGCCTTGACCGCTTGCTTTATCTGGGCATTGGCTTTGTAGTCCTTGTTGTACAGATACTTGACGAAATCATCTATGCTCTTTTGGTCGTGCAGTAATCCAAAGGCTTTCTCAGGTATAGCATTAAGCGCACCCAATACACCATCACGCCAATAGTGCAGCATCAGACCGTTTTGCTTTATCTCCAGCTTGCGCATATTGTCCAGCAACTGCATCGCACCTGCCTTGCCGCCTTTCCTTGTGCCTTTCAGTTTGGCCGATTGCTCTGCCATGTTCTTTGCAGTCTTTACAATGTGCAGCGTTTCTACCTGCTTTTTCTTGAATGCATTATGGGTGATTGTTTCCATTGCATCCTTTGAGGCCGCTTCAATCTTTTGCGCCTCGGTCATCTGCCTGTAGCCGTCAATGTCCTGACGTGCTAGCTTTGTCCTGCTCTGGATTATGGATTGCTCTACCATATCCTGCTCTGACTTTGACAGCATCCGTCCGATACTCTGCGACACAGCCGCTACACATTCAGCCTTCAACGCCATTACATGCCACCTATGAAACAGTTAGTCGCCGCTGATACCGCCTTGGCAATATCAAAATCAGCCTTGTAATCATTCTCGATCTTTGCAATCAACTCACTCGCCTTGACTCTTATAGGGCTTCCATCATCACTACGAGAAACCTCAATCTCATAATCCCCGTATTGCTCGACAGACTGACGCGCCATGCTTATCTCAGGGTCAACAGACTGTACATCCATTGCCATAATAGCATCTTCAGGCAATTCAATCGCTTTCAATTCAGGCGTGCCAAACAATTCAGCCTGATACGGAACGCCCACCGCATCATCAATATCAAGTCTTTCAGTGATAATCTCAGGCTTTGCCCTGGGCGCAAACTCAACGTCAGCAACCTTGGCAGACACATCGACTTTCTTGCCCTCAATCATTTGAGTCACGGCTGTATCTACCGCATCAAGGTGGGCATTCTGTGCTTTTATATCTACAGGGTTTCCAGGTGCAGTTTCCTGCGTGCGGTTAATGTAAGACTTTGCCGCTGCTACTTGGTCTTTTGCTTTCTGCTGGATTACATTCCAATCTACAGGTGCATCAGCGCCCCTTGCTGCAACATCAAACCCGCCAAACACAGCACCCATCACCGCATCTAACGCTATGGTTTGCATATCAAACGGGTCGAATTGTTCAGCCTGTTGTTCATAGCCTCCAGACTCAAGCAATCCAGACGATGCAGCACGCGACACCATATTAACAACTGGATTCAATCCAGCAGCGCCAAGCACCTTCTGCAATCCTGTATTTCCGATAACAGGAAGCCAAACACCAACACCTGTTCCGATACCCATAGCAGCGCCGACACCCTGAGCGGTAACAGCATCAACGCCCTGTTGCACAAGGTCTATACCTGTGTTCAGTTGAGTAGAAGCAACAAGCGAAGCACCGCCGCCAACGAACTGAGGCAGCATCTCTACCACGCTGTTAAGTATATTCCCGCCAGTACCAACAACACCGCCATCAGGCTTGTAGTAGTTTTGCGCTGATTCATACGGGTCATCGACTACATTCTTGAAATACCAATCTTGTGCCTCTGTGTCATCTGTGAACAGATAGTCATAAGCAATCGGTGCAACTGAGCCAGCCATTGCAGCGCCACGGGCAAGCATAGACGAACCCTTGCCCCATGAATTTGTTATGTCTGTACCATCAAAGAAATCAACTGGCACATCAGCAGAATTATCTAGTGCTGCCTCCCTGTTTGACCTTTCAACATCCATCCCGCCGACAGAGAAAATATCAGTCATCAGTCAACACTCAAATAGATTGGCGCGCTCCCTAATGGCTTGCCATCCACATCAATCCTGTAGACGGTCTTGCCTGTCCTGCTGTCAGTGATTGGTCTGTATTGATAATCATCAACATCACCTTGAATCTGTAGCGTTTCCTTTGTCTTGGCAAAGCTACTCTGCAACACTGACTCGAACTGGTCAGCATCATAGCCATCTGGCATCAGCACGCTAGTCCTGCCAACTTTCGCAGTCTTGCCAATTACCGATTCAACAGAGAGTGCGGCATCATCAGCAAGTGAACTCTTGGCATCAGTGCCAGGGGTTACCCAGGCTAAATAATTCCTGTAGGCCACCTCAATCGCATTCTTTCTTGCCAACTCATCATGCTTGAACGCTTCGTTGAACTCTTTGGGAAGGTTGTCAGTGAATGCGCTTTTACTTTCGTAGCCTTCTGCTCCAGCTTTGAGTATCTCATCACCTTTGAGTATTGCCAGCGCCTCGCCTTTCTTACCCTTTGCCACCATCATTCCAGCATAGGCAGAGTATCCGGCATCCTTTTCCGCGCCTGCCTCTGCCATTATCTTGACGGCTTGTTGTGGTGATAGCTTGCTGGTTATCTTCTCAATCTCAGCCAATCGCTTATCAGGCGCTCCAACTGTTATGCGGCCTGCAATATCCTTGCGCTCATCAGGTCTGAGTAAATCAGGTGTACCAGCTTGCTTTGCCCTTGCCTCACGCTCTGCAATGGCGACATTCATCGTATCGGAATCAGGGTCAACAGCTATCCGGTCACTGCCTGTCTTGACCTCATAGGCTAAATGCGGGTCTGACTTTTCCATTTCATCCCGCTGCTTGGCTGCATTCTCCAGCATCTTGAACTGTGCCAACTGCTCAGGTGTCGAGCCTTCCTCAGCAATGCGTCTACGCTGTGACTCAAGATAAGCCGTGCGCTCTTTAGCAGGTGAATCCAATACTCTCTTTATGCTGTCTTGGTATTTCAGCAGGTTGGTAGCTATACCATGTTGGCTTGTGCCTTGTGTTTTCTCGTTTACAGCCGATATTGCCTCAACCGATAGCACGTTGCCTTGGGTGATAAACTCCATCGTTTGCTCGACAGACCGCTGTGCTCCCATCTCTCGCTTTAATGTTTCACGCTCTGCCTTGGCTGATGCTCGTTCATTTAGAGAATCAATCCGACCTTGTAGGCTTGAGTTAATAGCCATCCACTTATCAGGGTCAAGACGTGCTATGGCCTCTTTGCTTTGAAGCTGTTGGTGTACCCGCGACAAAGAACCTGCGTCATCTCCTGCGTTGGTAATGGCAAGTGTTACAGAATCAAGGCTTGCCTGTTCCTTAGCCTTGCGTATCATCTCAGGAGCATCAGCACCAAAAGCACGGGTGAACTCTGCACCGCCCTCGCCTGCTAACCACGCATCCATTGCCGCGGCATTGCCTAGATTAGTCTTGCGGAATGACTCGTATGATTCAGTGACGGATGACTGATGATCTTTCTTGGCCGCGTTTAATGCTGAACCCTGAAACCTAGCCAAGCCATTGACACGAGTACCCTCAAGCGAACTGACAAACTCTGCCCTAGTTTCATCGTCTAGCTCATCAGCGAATGGGGTTAGCTCATCCTTGAGCTTTTTTGCCGTCTGCTCCCATGCAGGCAATAGCGCATCTGAACCTATCGTACCTTCTGCGTGCTGACGCTCTAGGTCTAATTCAGCAGTCTGTAATTTTGTTTCGTACTCGTTTCTGAGTGTCGATGCCTTGTTGCGTTTCTTGCGTGACTCTAATTCAGATTGCAACTCTAGGTTAGCCTTGAACTGTGACGATACATCACTGACAGCATCACCGATTATCTTGGCAGTCATTGCCCCGCTGTTATTCTCGACAACAGTCGATACAGTCTGAGAGCGCCTTATTTCAGGTGCAGCATATCCGAAATTGCCAAGCGGTATCTGTGCCATGGTCTACCCTATTATGTTTTAGTGGTCTTAGGCTTTGACGCTTTATAATCGCCATACGCACCGACAGCAGACTTGGCAGCTCCAACATATCCCGCAGTCTGTGCAGCCTTGCCGCCTGCCTTCAATGCAGTAGCCTCATTCGTTGCCCTGTTGCCAATGGATTGGCCTGTCTGATTGCCACGCTTGAACGCATCCAGCCCGCCGAAGATAGACATGCCTGCGTCTTCCTCTACACCACGGGTTATCTCGCTCTGTAATTCAGTTGCCGTCCCTAGCCCTACATCCATTCCACTTGCAGCAGCACCGGCTCTAGCCTTGGCTCTCTGCTCTCGTCCCGCCTTGCGTACCTGCTCTGCGCGTAATTCAGCAGCCTGCTTTTCAGTCTTGGCATCAGCCTCTGCTTGCTTGCGTTGAAATTCACCCTCTGCCTCGACCTGATCGGCTTGAGCATTGGCTGCTTTCTTTTGCTCTTGCCCTTGGTAAATAGCTGATCCGGCACTAGCTGCAATACTAGCTATGGCAAGATATGCGCCTGCTTCTAGTCCCATTATCTATTCCTCCAGTACTTTTCTGAATAATTGTCCACTTTTGACAAAGCCCATTTTCTCGTAAAACCTTGTTGTCTTATCAACGTGGATGCCTGTTGTAATGCCAATGTCCATTTGCTTTGCGCCCATATTCTTGCACCAAGACTCAAATGCCAACAACAAACGAAAGGCAGCAGAACCACCCCTATGCTCAGGATGAACAAAGAAACTGTAATCGAACCCATGTAACTCATCGCAGAACCAGAACTCTGTAACGCCTCCGGCAATTCCACCGATAATCTCTCCAGCCTTTTCTGCAACAAACACAACGCCATAACCGCCACCTATCAAACCTGCCATTAAATGCTTGACCTTATCGCAGTCAAACGGCAACTCACCATAACTAGACTCAGCATGTAAACAGCACCCCAACTCAACAATCCTGTCTATGTCATCCAGTGTTGCAACTCTAATCATCAATCATTACTCTGGAATTTGTATATCACTTGCTGAACGTGAAACGGTAGCGGGTCTTCCTGCTTGATAACCACCGACACATCGCCACGACTCCAGCCCAATAACTCCATCCTATGCAATCCAGTGAACACACTAGGCGCATCATCAAGAATAGACGTATCAAGCCTGCGAAACGCTACATAATCGCCGTTTATTTTACACCCATTCGTATTGAGAAACCGTATTGTTATCTCGCCAATTCGATTGGAATTGCCATGTATCGAACCATTGCCCGTGCCGAAATCCTGCATCAATGTCTCAATGGTTGTCGTATAAGGTAAGCCAATCACAACACTCGTTGCCTCACGGCCAATCGTAACACTGCCACCACTTACAACAACATCATCCAACACAACGCCATCAGCAAGAACAGATACTGTCTTGCCCTCAAGATGCCCAAGCCCTGACCACACGGCAGACGATGAACCCGTACCAATAACACAAGAGTCCAACAACACATCAGAATCCATGCGCTCAATCATCCTGACACCATCACGATTAACACACAGCCACAAAGTGTCCCCATCAGTAGACGGAACACTGCACACAGACTCGACCAATCCATCCGTTTCATGATGCGCCCAAGCAACAACATCATTCTCTCGCTCAATCGTCACAGATACCAAGTCACCATCAGCCCGAACCAGCCACAAGATAGACTCAGGCTCTGGGTTATAAGCCATGTCTACAATGCCGCCCTCGGTCAAATGCTCAGACATAATCGACAAGTCTGGAGCGCCATAATCATCCGAGTCATACTTGTAAGTGAATGCCCTTAGCTTACGGCCCGCACGCTGCACAAAGTACAACTCGTTTCCAATCCTCTGCGGACGGACATAAGAACAGCCAAAGACTGACTGATTCTTGATCTGGATATTTGTCGGAGCAATAGGCTTCTCGACTCCACCTGCAAACGAGTATTCCCCATTACTAGCCATTGCCACCAATGCTTTACCCTGCATCAGGTGAACAATGTCAGCCTGCTCACTACCTGCAATCGTTACAGATAACGCATCGTCATCCAATGAACCAGGCAGAAAATCAAGATAATTCCCGATGCGAGAGAACCATACAGTATTAGGGCTGAACGCTGTACCTGACACTACGAGTCTTTGTTCATAGCTAGTGACTGTTGCAGGATAACCACTGTCAGCAGTCCACGCAGGACGCATAACAGCCCAAGCATTGGCCCCTGGAGATACCGCACTGGTAAGAGTCTTCTGGATAGTGCCGATATAAGATGATGCCGTTGCACCTGTTACAAGCACATAACCGCTATTGATTGATATAATCGACCCTACATCGTCAGCAGTGGCAACGTTAGCACCTGAGGCGAATGTGGTAGCGTACCTGTAAATTATCGCACCAGTGAATAGAGTTGCGCTCTCAGTACCTTTGGCAACTACTGTGCATTGTGTAGTGCCACCAACAACAACATCGTAATAGAAAATTTTCCCCGTAGTGTCTGTGACCTTGATAATGTCGCCAATGTTGCAATTAGTGATAAGTCCTGAGTACACAAACCGGATAGCATTTGACCCGTTGTACGTAGTGTCTTGTGCATACGACACGGCCCCGACCGTTGACGCACCGTCTGTTCCATACGACAAGGTTATAGCTGACCCAGCGGCCAATGATGCGGCGGCAATGGTTAAAGGCACTTGAGGCTGCCCGTCCATCCACCAATCCAGATGATTGATTGTTAGTGCCTCAAATGGCTTTATGATTTCTATCGTGTGCTTTATGGATGAAGTAGGTAGCCCGTGAGCATTGGCTGTTATGATTGCCTCACCACCGCCGACCGAGTAAATCCTGCGGCTGACGTTTGTTCCTGATGCGTCAATCCTGTAATCGGAAGTCCTGAAGACAGCGGCATAGGCATTACGGCCTACCCCGACACTGGCAACATCAAGAGTCAGCGTACACTTTGGCTTCCATAAGTCTTCCTTAACAGGCTGATTGACATACTCAACATCAGACAACGTCCATGAATCATGTGCCAATCTAGTTAATCGTGCCAATTGATGATTGCGGTGAGCGATAAACATCTGATCGCCTGCCTGCGTGTAGCTCAATTCCTTTAATTCTGACTGCGTATAGGTCGTTGTGATCTGATAGACGGCATTGTTCACGTCTACAACAGCACCTGAGTCAGTAAAGAACCGGATGTAACCCGCACCAAACTCCAGACAATAAGCCTGCGTGCGGTCAAGCACATAACGAATCAATCTAACAGAATTAGAGCTGCCAGCATTAGTAACGAAAACAGTACCATCACGCCTGCGAATGCCACCGTGCTGTAATACAATCCCATTGGTTACCTCTTTAGCTCCAGCCAGATAACGGGCTAAGTCAGACCTACCGTATAATCTAGGGCTTATCTCTCCAGCCGTGAAATTAGACTGCGCTACGGTAACTCTTGGCATTACCAAGCACCATATCGGGCAGCCAACAGTGGGAAGTCGCCCATGGTTTCAGGTGGATTATCTTGACCATCGACAGCCCTTGCACGCTTCATATACATTGAAAGCTGCTGATCCATTACCTGCGCCATGCTTGCAGACTGAGTGATAGCGTAGGCCACCTTAGCCGCCATAGCGTGCTGCATCGCATTGATTAACGATACATCCCATGTGGTAACGTCTTCATTCTTGTAGATGTACGTCAGCTTGAGCGTTGACTCAGAGCATAGAATCTTGCGACCTTCCTGCCGATAATCTACCTCGTACCCGTACTCACCACACGAAACAATTCTTATCCAGTCAGACGGGAGAGTGAATTGATAAGTGTAATCAAACGCGGGTGCGTCAGTATCTGGCGCAATAGATACTCGTTTAGTCGCGCAATTCCAGAAGTGCGAACGTAGCACATCATCACGAACAGAATCGAACAGAGAATTACAAAGTCTGGCGCGGTCATTGTTCTCAGTCAAAGAATTGATAGGCTGTGCGCCCAACATCAGTAAAGCATTAGAACAAATACTCACATCAGTCGCCATGCACAACCCCTTTAGAATTAGGAAACCCCGCCACCGAAGCAGCGGGGAGTGTTACTCAGTCACCGTCAGTGTAAAGAACCAACAGAGATAGAGTGCCCGCGCCATCAGTTGTAGTTGTAACTGTAAAAGTCACATCATAATCAACCTGTGGATCAGTAGACGCACCAGCAACCTGCCATAACTGAGACTCAATGTCTTCAACGCCATAGACTGCCGACTCGTGCTGTAGCTCTGTACCAGTAGTGATCGCAGAGCCAAACACAACAGCGGACCCAAACGCATCAGCATCTACCACAGCGCCACCATCAGCAGCAGTGCGGTACAAGCCCAAGTCCATGGCAGTATTAGTGCCTAAGTCATCGGCATACACCTTTACCAGCACAATACGCGCCCTAGAAGGCAAGCGAACCATGCGATAGGTTGAAGTGTTGTCCATGCTTGTAGCAACTTCAACTGTTGCACGCGCTACCTTTACGACACCATTGCTCAAGCCTTTTTTATTCAAGGTGTAGGTAGTGGAGTCAGCATTGGTAATAACTGTACTTTTAAGATTTTCACCAGCCATAAATCACCCCTTAAGATGCAAAGATTTCGTAAACTTTCTCTTCTTCGATGCGAACAGCACCCAAGGCCATTTTTGCATACACGCGAGTGTTAAAGCCGCGAGAAGGATCGACACCGACAGTGATTGTCTTGTCTTTGCCGATTCCCAATGCAACACCTGATTTAGCGAATGCATACACGCACTTGCCAGTTGCAGGATAAACACCAGTACCGCCAGGGCCAGTTGTAGTTGTACAAGCAGGCACGAGGTTAGTATGGATCAGGTTGAAGCCCATCACCTTACCAGTCTTGATGTTGCCAGCGTGCCAATCTGCAATGGTGTTGTACTCAGCAGTGGACAACGTGCTGTCAGTGAGCAGGTCGCCCAACGCACTAGAGCCAATCACCATGTACAACTCTTCGCCTGTTTCTTCATCGCAGTCATTGGCGCGGAAGTATTCACGAGCAGCAATCAGCTTGGCTTTGTTCAGAACCGCGTTAGTCAGCTCTCTGTTAGCGGCAGCCATTGAAGCAGTAGTACTCGCACCTGAACGGGCAGCAGCGCCCAAAGCAGCAATGATTACGGCATCCTTCGCACGGTTCAGACCACTAATCATACCCTTCACATAATCTGACTTTGGATCAATCAGAGTACGCACGAGGTCAAGATCATCAATCATGTCGCCATCTTCCCAATCGTACAGGTCGATGTAGCGTGTTGAATGCGCTTGTTCGTTGATTGGGGTATCACCATGACGAACTGTACGGCGCTGTGCAGTACGCTTGCCAAGACGATTGATAGACTTTGATGCGCCTTGAATGTTAGGCACAACGGTTACAGCACGTTCGAGAACAGATTCAGTCTGTTGCGCTACATGCATGAAGTTGTCAGCGAACTGCTGACGAAATGCTTCTGTAATTTGATTGGACATAATATGTCCCTCCGGTTGATTGATTTGATTTGTTCGAGTTTGTCAGCACCATGCTGGACTCTATAAATCCACCGTTATCACCGAAGTGGCGGTAGTTGCAGGGAATAGTACCTACAACCACCATCCGGTTTCCTGTATTTAACCAAGCCCGTGGGCAGGGGCATTGCCGTACTGTTTCGCGTACATCTCTTCCTGCTTGCGTAACAGTCCTGCCCTGCGCGGATCGTTGGACTTCATTTCCATTAGCTGTTGGGTAATAGACTGCGATGCCTCGGCAAACTGTTCAGCCGGTATCATCTGCATAGCCTGGGGAGCTGAATCTTCCCGCATCCCATTGCCAAACATGGCAGCAAACCTGATAAACGCAGGGTCATTGCCATACTTGTCCATAAGATACTCAGCGTCATCACCTGCCACTGTAGAAACAGCACGATAGGCATCAGACAGACCGGCTTTCAACGATGCGTCATCCTTCCATGTTGTTTCTTTCAGCGTAGCAATAGCATCATTCGCCCGTAACTCAGAATGCGCTTCAATGTCAGACGGCAATACTTTTAGATATTGGTCAAGCACATACGACACCTGTGCATTGGTCAGACCATGCTGATGTGCGCCCTGCATGAAGTCCTGCATAACGGGATCATCTTTGATATCTTCAAACGCTATCGGGGTATCCTCGCTAAAGGTTACCTGATATTCATCAGCAGACTTTGGTGGAGCATCGCCACTGCCTAGCTTTTTCTCCAGATAGCTATATGACTCGGCCATCTTTGCAGATGATGCCTCAAGGTCAACAGTTCCATCATCTTTCAAGGTGCGGAACTTCTCTGGGATCTTGTCGGCTGGCGTTGCTGTTACTGGTGCAGCTTGGGTTTCTTGTGCTGCTTGTTGTAGTGCGGTGGGTTCTTGTGTTGTCTGTTCGTCAGTTGTCGCTTGCGCGGCTGCTTCATCAGTCATTTGAATGTGCCTCATTTAGTTGGGTTATGATGTAGTCTAATACCGCCATCTGCCCCGCTTTGTATGCGGTTTCAGTTGTCGATTCTGGTGTGTAGGGGTTCTTCCAATATAATTGGGTGAGATGGTTCAATACCGCCTCACCATTACCCCTGTCTTCAAATACTTTCGCAAACGTGAAGCAATCAACCTTGACCGGCATTCATTGCCCCCTGTGCAATTTGTGGAGCTGCACGGGTTGCCATCTCAGCCATCATCGCCTGTTGTTGTTGTTGTTGTTGTTGTTCAGCACGCTCTGCCCTTTCCTGCTCGACAACCTGCTTTTTCTTGATTATCTCGGTAGGTGCGCCCATGCCAGCCTGTAATAATCTGACCATCTCATCACCATCAATCAGGTCTAATACTTCAGGCTTCATCTGTGCAATAGCACCAACATCCTGCATGAATCGCTCAATAGCTGTGATGTCTTCCAGCTTCTGCGCTCTGGCCATAGGGCTGATGTACTTAATCTTGTACTCTTTGCCCAACAAAGTCTCAGGAGGCTGTGAGAACACGCCAGCACGGTACAGAATGCCGAACACGCGCTCAATGAGAGGCTGTAGGTACTCAGCTTGAAACCTGCCAAACACTGGGCCAAGTAGCTGCCTAATCAACTGTTGACGCACATGAACCTCGGTCGCAGTCATTGCTGGCCCGTCTTGAGGTTGTAGCTGGTCTGACATCAGTATCTTGCGGATAGATGCCTGTGCTAGCTTGATTTCCTCTTGCGCTAACTGCCAATTGCCAGGCGGGTTCAATGGCTTCATCGAATCAACAGAGTTTGCCACGATAATCTTACGTGGGCCAACCTTGATAGACCTAGGGTTTAATACCCCGTCATCTTCTGCAATCCACATGCCTGCAACGTTTAACTCAGCATTTGCCAAGTGTAGCGTCTTCATCTTGTTCAACATCATTGAATCAGGCAGTGCGTCTAGGACTGGGCCTACCCCGTAGAATGTATCAGGCACTCTCACCCAACGAGGTATGACACAAGGGAACTCGTGATAGCCTGACTCTTTTACTGTGTGCTTGTGGTCTATCTCAATAGTGACAGACTCGAACGGCATTTCTTTCGCATTCTTTGGGTTGTCAATCTTGAGTGATCTAGGCTGTATCTGGATAGCCAGCTTTACAGAATCGTCACCTTTCTTGTCAGCGACCATCTGACGCACTTTCTCGCTAACCTTATCCTCACCAAACTCCCTGACGCATTGATTAGCCGTCAATGAATACTCGCGTACTACCGTATCAATCCGACCATCAGCACGGGTTGACGTGATGTAACATGAAGCAAGCGGCCACTGTTGAAATACCAGACCGCCTTTCTCTTTGTCTTCCTCGACATACAGGCAAAACCAGCCTGCTATTACCACATCTCCCAAGGCTTCAAAGCTTTCAGCGTCAAAGTTACTAGCGTGGATGTTGTTGTATATGGTTTCAGCGGCATCGTCTAGCCACTGCTTTTCGTCTTCGCTCGACTCGCCAACGTCCAACTCAAACCACTGAGCATTGCTAGGATGCAGCCCGGAAGCGATTGAGGATGATAGCAGTCGAACACTATCCCCTGTCACGCCATCCATTATCCGTGCCTTGGCAGACGGAAGACTCGTGCCGTCCATGATCTCACCTTCAAGGCCATGCGCCCTAACAGGTGACGATACTAGATAGCAAGCCCGCCAGATTGATTCAAGCGGTGATCGGACAGATTTAAGCTGTGCAAGTCTTTTGCAGAGCTGTTGAGCATCAACCGCCAAGTTTCTTTGCTCCAGAGGTTGCGCTGGCTTGCATGGTGTTTGCCTTGGCTGCACTACCAGCTGCCTTGGCTTGCATCATCTTGCCCTTCGCTTGCCTAGCCTCTGCCGCTTCCTGGTTTGCAGTTGCTGCTGCCTTTGCCGCTGCCGCCTCTTGCTCTGCTTTGAGATCACGCTCAACAACCTTTGGCGGTGCTTTGGGCTTCTTGGGTTTTGATCCGCACATAATACAATCCTCTCAATGTTGCGCGATTGTCATACATCACGGCATCCGGTTTCCTGTATGTCGGATAATTGGAGGCGATGCAACTACAGTCTCCCACAGGTCCATCAGGGCAATGCCGTCTATGTATCTAGGTGAACAGGTGTCTGTTGTCCAACTGTGAACCGTTGTACGAGGCACTCCAATCGAGCTGCTAATCTTGTCTAGAGTGTATCCACGGCCTTTCAATTCAACGATGACCCGAAACCAATCTATCTGTCTATCCTGACGCGCCGAAAAAGCTATTCGCGTTTTAGCATCTATATTGAAGTTTGTCAATACAGCAACCATTCTCATTTAGCCTTGTAAGTCTTTGTCGGTTGATAGTATCCAGTGGCAGAAGTTGCCATCTGAATCTAAGGCGTTGATTCTAATAGTATTGTCGTTGATCTTAACGGCTACCCATCCCATCGGGAGTGAATCTCTGTCTGATACCAGTCTATCTATCTCTTGCTGCATCATGCACAGCCTGGCAGATAGTCGGATTACCTCTGACTCTGGATCGTTGGCGAGTATCAGTTCTTGAATGTCTGTCATTCTGGCCTTGGTGCTGGCTTTGTGTAGACACCATCGCGTCTAGGTACTGGTCGCGTGGATATTGGTGGCAACTCTACCGGCTTTGCTTCTGGCTTTGGCTTGTTCTTGCTTCCCTTTGCTCTGCTCATGTTGTGCTGTCCATGAAAATATCAACTGCTGATTTCTTTTTCTTCTTGTTTGCTTCTGCTCCTGCCTTGCGTGCTGCTTCTGCTGCGTCCTTTTCTTTCAGCATCGTTACGGCATCTGACTTGGCTTCGGCTGCCTTTGCTACTGCTTCGGCTGCCAGCTCTGCTGCTGTCTTTGTCTTTGCCTTTACCATCGTTGCTGCAACCTTTCCACCATCAGCACCTCGTTTTATAGCGGTTGTGGCGCTTGATGCAGCTTGTCTAATGTCTTTCTTGTCGCCTGCCATAATGTTTCCCCGTGTTTATGTGATGCCGTATAATGCCCAATCATAACATATTGCAGATTATGATAGCAATGGATAATCTAGGTACTAATCACACAGGTGGACAAATAAATGTTTTTTACAATCGGGAAAATATACACCCACAACCATTACGGGCCGCTGAAATACCAAGGAACTACCCAGGATGCCGAGGGTACAGGCTTGGCATTTACTACGCATCAAAGCAATAAAGTAATAGTTAGGCCAAGAGAAATAGCTGAAACAATGAAAACTTGGGATACTGGCGTAGGTATTATCCACAATTCCACTGCCTGAGTTACTGTATAACATAGCGTCATGCCTTGAGCATATAACCCTGAGAGGAATTGCCATGATCGACTACAAGCACCTATCACGCCACAATCCCGTCCTGCTCGATGACGATAGACCTACAGCATGGCAGCACTTTTGGCTCTTGGTGGCCTGCCTAGCGTGTCTAGTGCCGTTTGCCTACTCTCTCGCTGTTGTTATTGGAGGTGTCTAATGAAAGCATGGACTGAAATCGCACTAAACGCTCTGTTCTGCTTCCTGTGCTTCGGCACTTGGAACACTACGACCTACTTTGCTGCGGATATTATCGCAGTGGCAAAAGAAATCATTGTTTTATTATTAACATGAGGTGCTTATGACAGATAAAATGATAGTGTCAGTATCAACACAGCTACCGCAATCTAGGCTGTCAGCAAATGAAATCATGCAGCGTGTGCATGGGATGATTCAGGCAGTGATAGTCTGCAATCCAATAAAGCACCCGCGTCCTGATGAGCTGGAGCAGTTAATCACAGACTGGATCGAGCTTAAGCGCGAGGTATACGGTGAAAGTGATGAGTAAACGACAAGACCGAGCAGCGTACATGCGGCAATACCGTATGCACAAGAGCTTATCAAAGGCCGCAGGGATAGACGTAACACGGCAAGCTCCAAAACTTGACCAGAATACAGTTTCAAAAATGTTGGCGAGTAAATCATGGATGTGCTGAACTAATACCCGCTAGGCTTTTGGCTTCGCGGGTTGTCGCATAATCCCCCCGTGCTAGTGCCACATCGTCATGCGGTCTATTCATTACTCGGCGCTAGGATTACACCGGATGGTGCGCATCGAACATAGTTCGTTATAGCGTCCGATGGTGTGATTATTATACCAAAGGCTTGCAATGAAGGCAATGTGGGGGTTTTGCGGTTTCAAACCGCATAACCTCTTACTACACTCATACCATGTGAACCATAAAACACAGCATTCCTATACTGGCAAGTGCCTTCTCAACTGCTGCTAATGTCTTGAACACTCGAACCGTTCCATTAACAGCTATAATCATGTTTTTTTCATCATCTTCAAAGTGGTATGCAGTGATTATTCTACCAAGAACTCTGCCATCTTTATCAAAAGTAAAACAGGTAGATACTGAATACCGAGTGTTATGCTCGTCAAGTAGCACTGCTGAATCACTGATAATACTTTCACTTCTTAAAGTCTCTCCGAGCTGCTTTAGTGTAACTAGCTTTTCCATTTTAACCACCAATATAAAACAAGAGATTTACATTATACACATATTGTAGTATTGTTCAATCTTAATCATACAAATTGGTGAACCAATGATTGAATTAGCTGAATTAGACCTGCCTTTTCTTGATTCTAATGATTACAGCGCCGTCTGTAGTGCCGTATGGTATTTGCGCCGTGGTGATCCGCTTGATTCTGCTTGTAAGAATGCCTGCAACAGCAAGGGAGTTCCTGCTGCAAAGATAAAGCGCATTATCAAGGCGGCATTACCCGCTGGATACTTTGCAAAACGTCAGCGTGATAGCATGAAGTCAATGATGGGTAAAACTTCTGCTGTATTTCGTCACCATCAGTCTTCACACATGAGATCAATTTAGGATATAATTACTGCTGGCATACAAGCCCACTTGGTCAGGTAATAGGATTGATCCCCTATTATGTCCCCCGCAGACTACTGACCGAGTGCCTATTTTTGCGGGTTTGCGGGTATTTATGAGCATAAAAATACAGTCAGATTGCTGGAAAATTGACTTACCACCTACCACTAAACTCGTTTTGGTATGTCTTGCTGACTTTGCAGATGACAATGGTCGATGTTATCCGTCTGCTTTGCTGATAGCGGAGAGAACCGGATTGAATGAAAGATCAGTTAGACGAGCAATCTCATCACTGGAAAATGACGGACATTTATCACGCTCATTCTGTACAGGAAAGCGTACTGATTATCTAATACACCCCTGTCACAGTGTCACCCCTGTCACAGTGTCACCCCTGACAGAGAATACCAGACCCCTGACAGAGAATACCAGACCCCTGACAGAAACTACCAAGACCCCTGACAGAGGAGTCAATATAACCACCATTAACCATCAAGAACCATCATTAACCACCATAACAAACAATGCACCCGCTAAAGCGGTTTCTGTGTTACCTAAAAAACAATCGTTTGATTTGATGGCTGCTGTTCCTGATTTGTGTCATCAGGTTGCATTGGATTTTATGGCAGTGCGGAAATCTAAACGCTCGCCAATGACGGCAACGGCCCTTGCACTGATAACCAAAGAGGCGGACAAGGCTGGCATAACAACAGCTCAGGCAATAGCAATAGCGGCAGGGAGAGGTTGGCAATCATTCAAAGCTGAATGGATTAGCCAAGACAAGACATTTGCAGAGAAGGAACAGGACTACAAAGACGAGCAGGCAAAGAAACATTACAGGACATTGCTAACTATGACCGATGACGAGAAAAAGGCGTGGGGGTTTCAATGAGACAGGTAGACACTTTTTTTGAAATGCTTAGGGCTATCTACGGCGCTCAGAAGTTTAGCGCTCAGTGGCCGACAGATATGGATAGACAAGCAGCAATGACTCTGTGGGGCGACCAGATACGCAATCACACACCGGAGGAGCTACGGGCAGCAATCAACCATGCTCAGTCTATGAGTACCCGTGGTGAGCGGGAATGGCAGTGGCCTAACATCGGCTTGATACTATCAGGGGCTAAGAACAACAACCCTGCCCATCAGTTATTCCTGCCAGAGCCAGAGCGTAACCTGGAGTCGGCAGAAGAAAGAGCAAAACGGGCAAGATCACTCAGACAGGAGTTAGGACTATGAAAACAGGCGATGCAGTTATGTGGAATGGTGCTATCTGGACGATCATTGTTGAGTTGGATGAAATAGCCGTACACATAGAGCGAGATGGTTTTGAGGTGCTGGTAGATAGAGATGATATTGATGCTATCCACTGAACCGTAGTACCAATAGACAGATCATGGGCAGAGGGGTGATCCTCGGTAATTACATAGTGCTGTTTAGCTTGGTAGCAGGTACATTGAAACATAACCCCAAGCTAACAGGCGCACGGTTACGTGCGTCCAACGAGTGCAACGAGTGAGGTTCAGCGACATGTTAGGTGCAAAAATTAAAACTACTACAGAGCTGGCAAGACTTAACCCGCCGCCGCAAGAAGTCGTCGATGCTCTGATGGCGAGGTACGACATTGATTTTAAATGGCGAGCGGCATGGACAAAATTATCCAATAAGCGGGAAGCTGGTGGAAGGCTACAGGTCAAGCAGGAAGCTATCGAGCGAAAGGCAGTGCTTGCCAATAACCGCATCGGGGCGCTGATGAGAAAGTTTGATGCGGCTTGCACCTAACACCTGACTTAAGCGGCGGGAACCGTCCGCTTGAAGGAATAGTTATACGTAATTGATTGAGGTTGGTATGAAAAAAGTAGAAGTTTTATTGTGGCTAGAAAATGGGTGCTCAAAGGAAGATGGCGAATACAGCATTCACTTAAAGTCTTTTTCTGAACCGCTTGACCTTGATCAGCCGGGCGGAGTTGATGATATTTCGTTGATTATGGATTGCATAGCAAATAGCATTGATGAAATTGAATTGCTAGAAGAAACGCTTACTTGTGTCTCGCTTGATGAAAGCGGCGAACAGGAAGATGTATTCTGGAATAAATACTACGTTGTTGCAGGTGTGAGCCATATCAATGACGTATAACCCTGCCATAACTGGCGAACGACTGAAAGGAGCGAACCTTGAACGACTTGTTAGAAGGCTTTGAGGCATGGTGGGAAGCGCACGGGCAGTATTGCCGGGCGGGTGGCGGCGAGTACGAAAAGACGTTTGCCTTCCGCGCTTGGGAGGCAGCAACCGCTGCGGAGTGCGAGCGAATTTGCACTGCAATTAAGGCAGAAGACGATCACTGCGCGGACCGCGATTACATGCTAGACAGCGATGACTGCATTGCAGTTGCGCGCGGCCAATGGAAACGGCCTGAGTAGGGCCTAACCCAGAGCTATGGGGCGAGCGTAGCGAGTCCAACGAACGGAGTGAGTGACCATGAGCGAATTGTTATATGACTAAGGACAAAGTAATGCAGATACAAGAATGGGCGAACATTAACCGGATGACACCGGAAGAATTTACCAACTCAATAGTGGAGACGCTGGCGGCCATTGCTGGCACTCGACTGGATGAGCGTGAAGGAATGCAAGACAGCTACGGCATGGTATTTACTGTGCAAGACGATGACCATGAGTACAAGATTATTGTGGCGCGTAAAGGCATATAACCTCCCGCATAAGGGGCGAGCGTAGCGAGTCCAGCCGAAGGCGACCTTGATGCGGTTGTTATACGTCAATGATTTTTAACCATAGGAAGCGAAAATGTACCAAGATGAGATAGTAAACAGAACCACAATCAACCTTTCTTTTACTGACAGAGTGCGCGTTTTGCTGGGGAAAAAGATAACCCTGACAGTGAACATTAAGACAGAGAACGTGGTTGGAAAGACAGAAACAACGTCTTCCGTGAGCGTTGATCCACTTATCCCGCAAAAGCCACAAGGCGGCTACGGATTGGCTGACGTATAACACTGACTTCTGCGACACAGCGCCGCATGAATAACTTAACGAGACATTAATTAACGAGGTGATTATGCAAGACAGACACGGTAATAATCTTGTAGCTGGTGATAAGTTTATATATCAAGTTGGGCGGATTTTTGAATGCACCGGAGAGATAATTTCTCTGAATAATGTGGACACCATTAAGTGGGATGATGATTCTAGTCTTATCCCAGTAGATGACTTTTACTACGCGCCAATAGACAAAGGCATGCTGCAAAAGATTTAACATTAATTAACTAACGAGGTAGGTTATGTATAACTTTGTATGCTTTATGGCTGGATTAATCGGGCTTGGAGTTATCGCTGATATATTCCTTATGTTTTTAAAGGATAGTAAATACAGCGGCGTCAACGTGATTAACTTTGCACTTAAATCTATTAATCTGACGTGGGCAATAATGCTCATTACCGGCACAATCATTTAACCAAGAGGACTTAACATGAGCATATTATTAATAGTTTTATCGTGGGCAGTATTCGCTTTTATGACATGGTTCACGTATCAGTTTATACGCGATATGATTGCAGCAAGCAAAAAACGCAAGCCTATGGCGACGATGAATGGCAAGATTAACGTCTATCACGAAGGCGCAACTAATCCGAAGCGATTTTATACCAGAGCTGCCGATGTAGAATTGCTTGCTATTGGTTTTGAGGTACCAAAACAGGCGCCCAAGAAAAAGCCCAAAGCAATGACAGCGCCAATCAAACGCAACAAGCCAAAACCAGCGGTTAAGAAGGCTAAGAGCAGGAGTAAGAAATGACAAACGCAAAGCGGCTAGTCACCATTAAGCAGCTCAAGGAGGCGCACTTACAGTCAGGCGTACCACTGAGCACCTTACGACGTAGAATCTATGTTAATGGGTTAACTCTTGAGCAGGCGGCTAACGAAAAGCCAGCTAACACACGAGGGTTAAAAGGCACATTTATCGAAAAGAAATATACCCGATCTGATTTTGATAAGGCGGCTAGAATGAGCGGGGTAAGCATCCGTACATTAAGAAACCGCATGAGAGAGCTTAATATAACACTACACGAAGCTGCTCACATGAAACTGAAACACGGAGGCGCGCGTAATTGCAAGCCTAAAGAATCAGAAAAAAAGAATGTAGGCAATTCCTATCAAAAGGATGTAAATTACGAAGCTAGGAATAAGTTATTTAATGTTAATGTCGCTAATCGGTATCACGGGTTGAGGTTAGTATGAAAACTAATGTACATAGCAATAGTATTGAAACTTACCACGCGGATAAGATGTATATAAGCGATAGGGATGCTATTATCGAGTACTCTTTAACCGTCAGGCACTTTACAGACACTATGCTGGCAAAAGCGATTAACAGGCCGCAATCAACACTGTCAAGCAAAAGAGCATCGCTTGTGAAAGAGGGTATACTGGTTAAGGAGCTTGATAAGCACCCCTGCAAAATAACAACAAATAACGCTATGTATTTCTATAACCCTGTCGCGCAAATGAGGCTAATGTAATGAAGTGGAGACTTGACCATAACGGCGACTACGTTAAAGCGGGATGGAGAATAGAGCACTCTCCCGCACGCAATTCACAGCGCCCATATTTCGTATATCAGACAGATAGCGATTTAGTGTACATCGGCAACTTCGAAACGCTTGACATAGCAAAGAGGAATGCAAAGTGAGCGAATGGAAACTATCAGCCGATACGCACAATAGAAGGCAGTGGACTAAGGGTGAGTATTGCATTACTGAAATGCGCCGCCCGATAGATGAGCATGAATACTTCTGCTATCACAAGCTAAACTTTTTAACAGTCAGAATGACGCCGGAATTAGCAAAAGAGCTGTGCGATATTCATGCGGGTAAGCAATAATTTACGGGTATTCATCACCCTTGACGATGAGGAGAAATAGTATGCAAGTTGGAAATATAGCAAGAGTTTGTCATGAGGTTAATAGGGCTTACTGTGAATCTATTGGCGATACTAGTCAGACATCGTGGAATGATGCGCCGCAATGGCAAAAAGATAGTGCGATTAATGGTGTTCGTTTCCATATTGGCAACCCTAAAGCAGGGCCTGATAATTCGCATAATGAGTGGTTAAAAGAAAAGGCTGCGAATGGCTGGAAATTTGGAGCTGTGAAAGATGCTGACAAAAAAGAGCATCCATGTTTTGTGCCATATGACCAACTACCGACAGAACAAAAAGCGAAAGATTATATTTTCCGCGCCATTGTTCACGCGCTTGCTAACTAATTAATCTAGCCCTCGAAAGGGGGCTTTAACTTTATGGGTGAAGTTACACACATAGACGATTACAGGGCGCATTTGTCGATTATTGATATTGACAAGAACGCTCACATTATACCGTTATCGTTTTTTATATCGGTTGCAAGCGGAAAGGCAAAAATAACCGACCTAGAAGATTATGAGAAGATTGTTCCGACCATTGTTTATGAGTGGCTTTGGAATCTAGGAATAGACGCCGGAATGATTAAGGGATAAAGGTTCTGCGTCCTGATTTGGGTGGCCTGTCGGTCAAATGACACCATGAAACGGTACATTGTGCCGCCTCACGATATAGTCCGAATTTAAGCAGCATAGCGTCTGTTAGAATGCCGTCAATAGTGTTCTGCGGGTCTGCAACATCAACCCCCCTGAATTCTTTATGGCTGCTTTTAGGTCTGCCTTCTGTGCTGTTTTTACGTCTCGCACCGCCACCGCCTGAGCCATCACCTGAAATCTGGCAACCGGTTTCTTTATCAATATATTTTTTAATGCCGAGCGTTTCCAGATAATCAAGAAGCGCATTTACTTTATCAAGTAGCGCCTGAGCTATCTTCTCGCTTTCCGGATTCCTTAAATCCTCTAACTTTGCAAAATAATGCTCTAGCGTAATCATCACAAGCCACCAATGCCCACTTAACCAAAAAACCACATAGAAATAGCAAGAGAACGGCCACCAAGAGCAAGCGCGGTAACTGCCAAGACGAATATGTCAGCATGTGATAGCCTCATTTTTGCTTTTTCCCCATTATCGCCTGTGCTACGTGTGTCATAAAGTAAAAGCCGACAGCCGCAACAAAAGCCCATCCCAGTTGAAAATCCTTTACCACCTCGACAATAGAGTCCTTGATATCAGGTCGGTTGCATATCATTGCGATCAAAGCGCACACAGCCATGGCCATTATGAAATTAGTGATAGTCTGCAAAAACCATCTACGTGCTTCGGCAGTGCCGGTGCTTTCCTGCATCGTGGTTTTGTAAATTTCAATGTAGGCTTCTACCGCTTTAGCCTTGGCCTCTGTTTTTTCTTGCGATGTCTCAAAGGACTCATCCAGAATCGTAAACGTAGCAGCCGCCGAGTCCTTAAGCGTAGTAGCTACTGTTTCAGCCGTCTTGCCACCTAAAAATAATTGGCTGAAAAAGCTCACTCGACTATCCTATTAAGCTGACCGCTGCCAGCCAGCCACAATATGCCAGCAACTACCATCCATCCAACAACCTTGAATACACGCTCGACTACACGCTTACCAATACCTGCATATAGCTTTTCCTCTGCCTTTGCGAGTATTTCATCAGCCATTTTGTCTGTGAACTTTTCCAATGCCCTCTCCGCCGCTTGCTCTGCTATGCGGTCTATAACGTGGTCTGGTAAATCGTCTGTTTCTCTCATTGGCATTTTAATCCAGTCTCATTAAAAATATACCTACCTAATCAGGCAGTATTACATCATTACAGTTCCATTGATTCCGCCTGATTGCGCCGCAATAAATGACGCATACCATGTTGTTGCTCCAGAAGCTTCAGAGTATTCGAGTGCATATACATCATTTCTTCCAAGCTGCGGTAGAAATTTCACAGATGTAAACATACCATTAGCGGCATTTCCAGACCCGCCAACTCCGCAGGTTATATCCTCTGGGGCAGTATCAGAATTATTTCCTATCCCAATTGCCCTGCCAACGCCTGAGTTACTATTAGCAGATGCACAAACCATAGAAAACTCTACCGCATCTTCTACAACTCCGACACAGTATGTAATTACTTCGGCAGCTGCATCATTCCACTTTCTCCACGTTGCTGTTGTGTAAGTATGCGAGCCAACAGTAAACGAATTGTATAGATTACGAGGAATTCTATTGTAATAGTTCCATACGAATCTTCCTGAATTTGACCCAGATAATGAGCACAAAGCATTATCTCCAGTTTGTGTTGTGCTGTTTGTAAAAAAGCTACCTATATATCTGCGCGTAGGGTCGCCATCTTTTACGAGTATCCCGTCTTGATATACCAATGCTGTAGCTCTTGTGTTTGCAGTAGACCATACCAACTTCTCTAATGTTAATACGCCTGCATTTAGATAAGCAAAAATGTCATACATCATTTCGTCGGTCATAACACCCAATGCAAGTGACTTCTCTACCGACTCAATAGTTACCCACGTTCCGCCGTTGTACAGCGATATACGGTTTCCAATGTACGGAGTAATATATATTGTTGTGGCGTTTGTGATGTTCGTGTTATTAACGGCATTACCAGATAATAGGGTGAGCCTAAAGTCCATAATTCTAGGGTCTGATGAGTTAATAATCATTACCCACGTACCGGTAGTATCGCCTACGGGGTCAACATCGCCGCCTAGATTTGGGCCGTTTGTGGCTGTAGATTTGTAGAGATTGTCATCGCTTCCGGTGACATAAGATGGCACCGTGTAATAGTCAATGTATTGGTTCCAGATTTGAATGCTAGGGTTGTATGAGAATAGCCCCATATCCATATCAATGAATGAGTCTAGTGACTGATTATAGCGAGCCATGTAGTCGCGAGTCGTCTTGACATAATCCGCAGGAAGTTGATTAGCCTCATCTGGCAATAACCATTGTTTAGGGCCGATAGGACCGCTTGCGCCCATTACGTTAATTGTCGCCGCTCCTGAGCCGTTATCGGAAGGGCGAAACATTACTACCTGACCGTCAAGCAATGTGTCAGGCATAGGTGTTATCGGAGGGATAATTACATAGGCATTAGACGCGCTCGAAACATCATTTGTGTAGAAGTTTGCAGCCTGTAGGAAAGGATTATCAGTGCCTAAAGCATCATCTACGCTGTTGAAGTAATACACCTGATCTCCGACACTATCAAGTATTTTAATTGAGTAAGCGTCATCAGTTTCTAATTGAACAGGAGAGCCTAAATATAAAACAGTACCACCGGCACCGGTCTGTAAAGGCTGTGAAGCAGGTGGGATAGATACCTCCGTACCATCTTCCTGAATTAAATACACAGTCTTACGATTGGCTAATACTTCAGGGTCAAGGTCAACATCGCCGATGTAAATATCAGCAAGAGCTAAAGGACGGCCTACTCTCCAATCTGGAAAGTACTGGGTTCCTAGTATAATTCGTGAGCGTGCCATGATTATTGTTCCTGTGTAATAAGTGGGACTGAAACCGTGCCAGTGATAGCGCCTAATTCTTTCTCGTATGGTAAAGCCTGTCTTGCCATGCGTGCAGGAGCCGCCTTTAATGCAATGCGACCTTGAGCGTCAAGGTTAATGAAGTTCACAATAGAACCCATTACCGGAAGCTCTTTTAGCCGCTGTTCAAGCTTTGCGATTGCCTGAGCAGATGGGCCTCTACCTTGCTGCGTACCGCGTACAGGCTCGCGCAACTTAGCTACTCGAAGCATATCGCCTAAAAACTTCTGCTCTTTCTCATCAAATAAAACCTGTAGTTTCGGCTTTCCTATCGCTTTCAATTCTTTCTCTAATGCGTCACGACTTAATGCCTTGTTTCCCATTGCATCCTCTGGCCCGATAAAGGCTTTAGTTTTGATCGAGTGCAAAGTCTCTGCCCTTAAATCATTAAACGCTGCCTTTCCTTCAGGATGGTCTGTGATGTAGTTTTTAAGCTGGTCCAAGTCATCAGCGCGCCATTTTTTGCTGTATACAACATCATCCACAAACTTATCTGGATTGATTTTATTCTCCAGAACATCACGCACAATGTTTGCTTTTCTATCGTCAAACTTTGAGATTTTTGCACGGGCAAGTTCTTTCTCAAATCCTGCTTTTGATTGGCGAGCTTCCTTGAATACATCCTTGCCAGCATGACGGAATACATCATCGTCAATAGAGTCTTTAATTTCACGTAGTACGGAATTCCTGAACGGGTTTGCAGGGTCATACAATCCGTTAATAAATTTTCTGGCCTCTTCAGCGGTTTGTACGTCCACCTTGCGATGCGCTACTGTTGACGGATAACCTGATATTTCCGGACCGGTTCTCAGTATGCCTCGGTTAATCAAATCACCCTTGATCGCTGAAACAGCCCCACCGGTAGCAGCATCAGCCTGCAATAAACTGTCAAGCTTGTCCTTTGTTCCTCTAAATAGAATCTTTTTGTCAGTAGGTGCGGATTCTTTTGCCATCTTGTACAGACGCGAAACTTCATTATCAAGCTTTGAAGCCTTACCTACTACAGAATCAATAACTGAGGACGTCGGACTGGAAGCCTGACCGCCAGTGTCAATTACAGCATTATTAAATCTACTGGTTAAAACTGCTTCCTGCTTTTCAAGTGCGTCACGTACTCGGCTAGAAGTCTTTGCAGCTTCCTGTTGAGATTGAAAATCAGCCGCTCCTCTCGTTACCTGTGCGCGTGTCGGCGTCAAGCCTTGACTTTCTAAAAACGCCTTGCGCGCCACTTCATCGGCATTAGCGGCATTTGGGTCTATTAATCGTTTTGTTTCTTCTGCCAAATCATCAACAGACAAACCGTGTGACTGTAAAGCGTCTGCCAATTCTTTTGATGCTTTCCCATCAGGAGTGATTAATTTTCCGACCGGTGCTTTACCGGTCAGCTTACGAAATACCGAAGTGACAGCCCTACCAACAACAGGGGAAACAGCCTCGACACCAGCAGATACAAGGCCACCAATACCGGCACCAGCCAACACACTTTTATCTTGTCCCTTAGCAATTGTTCCACCTTCTAATGCCCCCACTAAACCCTGACCTGCGATGTTTAAGGCTTGCGTACCAGATGCTCCTAATCCCATGCTCGTGCCAGCAGCGGGGGCCGCAGCCGCCGCGCCTAAAGCAAGAGGAACAAATGGCAATGCCTGCCCGACTATTTCACCACCGCCAGCGGCAATGGGGTGTTTATTTTCTAATTGAGAATATCCAGCTTTTACTGTTTCATCAGCGTTATCCATTAAACCAACGCCACGAGCTACATCGGAAAATCCCTTGCCTAGCCCAATCAAGGCCGCCTGAGCACCGCCTACGCCACTGGATGGGTCGTATAGGCTACGGTCAATCTCTTCCTGTGTAGGCATAGAAGGAACATCACCACCTGTCACTGGTTGCTGTGCAGGCTGCTCCATGCCGATAGAAGCCGCAATCTCTTCGACAGTAGAATTCTGCTCATCCGGCGTTAAATCTGCGAATGAGTCATCTACCTCAACTATGCGACCATTAATCTCTAGTCTCATTTAACTATTTTCCAAGTTAGGCCGGTTTTAGTAGTAGCTGCTGGAGCTTGTGTATTCGGTACAGCTTTACGAACTTCTGCGCCCGTTGATTGTGCAGACGCCATAGTCCTTGCAATAGCCTCGCGTACACGGGCTAATTCGGCTTTAGCGGCTGCATCGCTTATATTTGGATTTCCTAACAATGTGACAGAATCACCAAGCATCTTAGCATCTGAATCAGATACAGCGCCTTGACCCTTCAATTGTCCACGGGCTGCCATCTTGATTGTAGCAATCAATCTATCTCGCTGACTGAGCATATCAATGCCTTTTTGCGATCTGAGCAATTCTGGATATACAGACTCGCCACGGCCATAGATTTTATTAAGGTCTGAACTCATCAGAGTGTCTACAAGGTCAAGGCTATCCTGACCATCATAGGCTTTAGCTTCTTCAGCCGAACGCAAGGCAATAAGCTCTGCATTCTTTTTCGCCATATCTGCTTTTCCTTGTGGCGTTTCCTCTGCCTTGCGGGTATCGCGGATAATTTCAGCATTTGTTTTAATGCCTTCAATTTTCTCGGCCTTGTTAACATCAATAGCCGCCTGAGCGTTATCGCGTTTTTTCTGTTCCTCGGTTTTAATTCCTTCAACAGCACCGGCTACGGCAATAGCTTCCTCTGCACTGCGTCCACGCGGAACAACACCGACAAGCATACCAAAAGCATTTTTTTCCTTTTTCTCTTTGTCTGTGCCTTCTGGCATATTGCGCCATTGCTCGAATTGAGTCATACGGCGGGTAAAATCAGTCTCACCGCCTTTCTGTACGGATGAATCTATAATTCTTTGCGTGGCTACAGGGTCAAGCGCGTACATCTTCCGTAGAGCGTTTGTATCGACAATCATGCCGACAGCACTAACCGTTCTCTTTGCTTCCTCAGGAGGCATGGCAAGCAGGCTGGCAGTATCTTTAGCATCACCACCACGGGCTACAATAGTCTGTATGCGCTTTGTGATGATGGCAGGCACTTCCTCATCAGGAGCGCGTTTTATTTCATTGGCAAAAGTCTTAACCTCACCGTATTTATCAGGAGTGATTCCTATTTCATCAAGCGCCATCTTCTCATCACGAGCAGCATTGGGGTCTACGATATGGTCTTTTAATTCCTGAGCCATACGGGCATTAGCCTCCTCAGGAGTTTCAACAGGAGCCTGAAATTGGTCTTGCATAGGAATCTGTTCGCCTTGCATTTGATTAGGCATTTGCTGGCCTTGTGGCTGCATCACTTGAAAGCCTTGCATAAGCTCACCAGTATCTGGGTCAACACCAAAAGCCTGTGACTGTGCACGGCGGTAATCCAGAACGCGCTTATACTCTGCATCCTGTTGCTCTTGCTCTTTTCTACGCTGGCTGGCGCCAATAATGCTTTTGAACATCTGTCCAAATCCCTGCATGCCTTGAGGATCAGAGTAGTCTTGAATAAAAAAATCATTGTTCATTAATGAATCCTCAATCTGTCGTAATCGACTGTCATAAAGCCGCTATTCTCGCCAATGGCTTCGGGCGCATAAGTCTCAACCTCGTGAGCCATAACACCCTCACCGACACCATTAAGGCCAAGCGCTTTCGCTTTATCGTTCCAAGTCCACGAGTACCAGTTATGGCCACCGACTTTACCAAGCAATTTAACGTCATCTTTAAGTCTAATATCGCTGAACATAGAACCTAATATATTGTCAAGAGAGCCAAATTTTTGCTGCTGTCCTTGCATGGCTGTTTGTGCGCTACCAGTCATGCCCTGCGCTAAAGTTTGTCCTATACCGCTCATTTGTCCTGCTATAGCATTAGTGTTAATTGGCTGTTGTCCTAGTCCTTGGATGCCACCTAACATTTGCTGGTAAACCTGCATTAAAGCCTGTGATTTATCAACGCCGGACTGTTGTTGCTGTTCAGCTAAAGCCTGAGCAAGTGGCCCAGAACGCAGGAAACCGCCTACTGAGGCATCACGTCCGGTTTGACCCTGCCCTTGCGCAGTAGCTTGGTTAATCTGGTCAACCATCGCCTGATAAATTGGCGACCCCTGCGCTTTTTGGGTTAGGTTTAAAGTATCTTCATACCCCGGCAACCCGAAAAGACCGGCAAGTCCTTTCATGGAGGCGTCCCTTAATTCAGTAGGGAGCTTTTCTTGCTCCATCATGTAATCTAGTCCGCGTTGCTGCCAGCTTGCTTGCTTTTTTGATGCAAGGCGCGCAGTTTCTGCCGCCTTGTCAGCAGCTGCACCTCCAGAAAGCTGGTGAAAGACGCTAACTTTTTTGGATGCTTCGTGCCATTTATCTACTGCGCCGCTCATGTTCTACCTCTAGCATATAAATGCAGCCCGTTATCGGCGGACGCGCATAAAAAGAAACCGCATTGTTTAATAGTGTTGATAACGCCTTTTTTCTCTGTGATTGCTACAACTATCTCGCACCATTTGCAGGCATTAAATATGAATTCAACAAATTCATTGATGGCTTGTTTTATGTAGCGAATCCCGTTCTTGCCGGATGCAAAGTGGCAGCTCATTGCATTGCCGTGCCTTGTCGCTGAAAATACAACCCTGTGGACTAAATCAGTCCATTCCACTACAGTATGATTCTCATTACGATACACGCCTAAATCATCGCCATTTAATGGAATAATCATGCAACCCTCCGGAGCGACATTCTAGCACGATTCGCGTCAATATTCATTCCCGCACCTGAAGTATGTCGAACAGTCAAGCGTATTTTCTCGGATACACTTGCGTTAAAAATAAATCCGTTAATGTTGGCTGAAGATGGATTGCCGCATAACGTCCCGTCCATTTGAGTCCATACGCTATCAAGATACAGTTCGGCGGCTATTTCAATACCGTCTGTACCGTCTGCGTACACATAGGCATCTAAAGAGTAAACCCCAGTGGCAGGGATAGTTATCTCGCCTAGAGCAAAATCATCTGTAAATCCCGAATAGTTCCGTTCCTGCACCCATCCGATTAAAGGCTCCATAGTTCCGGTCGTGGCCTGAGTATCATCCTTGAGGCACTGGTACTGGGTGCACAGAATCTTGAAGTTAGCCGCGATATTAATATAATCCTCAGCAAACTCTGTCGGCACTTCCATAGCCGCAAGCTCTGATACTGTAAAAATCCTGCTAGGTAGTGTATTAGCCATATTTCAACTTGGCCGCGCTAAATACCATTCTGGACCGTGAAGCCCCGCGTAACCTAATGGCGAACCAATCAGAAACATAACCGAGCCTACGTGCAATGAATCGCTTTCCGTACGCTCCCGGCAATCCATAGTCAATCGTTCTTTCCTGAGAATATGACACGCCATTACTCGTTATGGATAAAAACACAGTGGCGTCTGATGTTGCAGTGAACCCGGGTATTGTTTGTATTTCAACCTCATCAATTGAGGCTGTTTCCAGATTCATAAACGGGGTATCAAGATAGAATTCCTGAATCTCACCGTACTGCTCAGATGTAGTAGATTCAAGCTTCCCAAGCAATGCATCTGTCTTGTCGCCGTAAATCCAGTAGCCAATGCGTGGGTCAAATATCCCGTTTTTCCCTATCCATTGTGTGGCGCTTGTGCCGCTTGTCATTTTGCTCCATGCGTTGCCGGTTCCTACCGATTGAGATAGGGTGTAGTTAAACAGCAGCGTTTCGTTTGGGAGGTGGATCATCAGGAAGGAATAACCGTCAATTTGCCTCTTTTCCATTACGGTATTTGCCAGCTCGCTATCTGCGTACTGCGCTAGAATCTTCTCGACTTCTCTGGTAGCTATTTTATTCGCAGCGCCTGAGCCTAAAGCAAAGACAGAAGTAGCTTCGTTCTTTCCACTACCGACAAAGAACCATATATCATCAAGCATGATCTTTGCATGAGTGGCAACCAAGCCGGTACTAACCTGCCTTCCGCTTACTCTCTGAAACGCGAATGTATTACCACCTACGTTCTGAAAGAATTCGATTGTGTAGCGGTTAAAGGCTATCCACTTGTTATCAGTTGTTCTCCCTACGCCTACGGTGGCATCAGGGCTAAATTCAGCCGTAGCCAATGCAAGGGGCTGTATTGAATCCTCTATGGGAGTACCGGCGATAATCTCGGTATGGTAAAGGTATTCACCATCGGTAAAACAGTAGTAACCATCAATCCAGGTCCCGTCTATGGGGATTCGAATATCAGGGTCGGTGACTTGTCTCGGACCATTTACAGGGTCGTACAGGTAGAATTTCCCATCAGCTACTAGACCCTGAGTCTCAAATGAATAAGGAAATGACGCCTGTTTATTACCCAGCACGCCACTGGATATAACCGTCTTTACGCCTGTCTGCGATACGCTAATGAAGTCCTGACCGCTTAATCGATAGTGCTGGTTAAACCTTTCATTCCAGTTTGCTCCACGGTCAATACCAGAGCCTTCACCGAATAAAGACAATCCCTCAAGCTCTATCATGTAACCGTTAGCGCCCAAAACCTCTCGGACGATTCCGGTCATATTTACAGGCAAAGCGTCCCTATAATCAGTCTCGGCGCCGACACTATCGCCTTTTAAGAACGTTATCAGGGACTCTTGTTGCATTAGCCGACAATGATATTAGTAGTTGAGCCGTCACGGTACCAAGTAACAATGTCGTTTATTGCGAGAGTAGTTTTTCCATCTACCGTAGCTGTTCCAGAGGCAGTAATAGTAACAACACCGGCACCTTTCATTCTAAGCTGCCCCTTTGCATTAGGAGTCATAGCCGATACGTTTGCATCCGAGAAATTGAACGCCTTTGGAGCTGCATTGTTCATTTGTAGCAATACGCCTGAGTGCAATCCGGTTACGTCAGTATCATCTGTGACGGTAGCGGAGTCGTATGGCATCATCTTATTAGCAGACTTCACCGCCTGAGCAACAAACGAGAATGCGCCGACTAATGGCGCAATGACGATAATATCAAGTGCCGTTGCGCCATCGTTAGAGTAGATCTGCGCAGTATCACCGCCAGTCTCAGATATAACCTCGGCACTGTTAGTGCCGATGGTCATTACGTAGGCAGAGATAGAAGGGGATGTATCGTCTGCTGATGTTGGCACAGTGATTGATTTTGTGCCGTCACCTGTGTTTAGAATGGCTTTAATTGCATTTTCTGACTGAGCATCGCTGAGAATAACATCGTCGCCGCCCATATTAATCAGGCTTATCCCTCTACTGTTAGCATCTAGTATTGCGATATCAGACTCAATAGCTGGTATGTCTCCACCACCGGCCCCAACTTGGGTTACGGTGATTCCGGTAGACGCTACCTGCATAATGAAAGCGCCATCATCAAGGTTACAAAAGATAAACCCGCTAACCCATCCGTCAGTATCAATAAATCTTGACTGTTCAAAGTATCCTGTAACCATCACGTCTGTACTAGCGTCACCATTCGATGGCTCATATGTGTATATATTGATGGAGCCGACAGATTGAAGCGTAACTACATTTAGCTTGTCTTGTTCAAATGACATTAATTGCTCCCTACGGTTTGTGCCCGCATGATGTTGAAATTGATTAATCGGGTGTTAATACGCCCCGCGTTTGTTGTCATTACAATTTTTACTTGCTGCCAGTTTCCTGATTGTTGCTGGCTTACGGCCTCGATTTGGTACGTTATAACTGTTCCGTTATCTGAATCGAACACAAGCGCAAGCCCTGAATCTGCGGTAATGACGTATGATGCAATAGACTCTCCGCTATCAAGATATTCAACATAGCTCTCGTTAAAATTATTGATGTCTCCGATGTACATATCGTGAGTGGTGCATGACACAGGAGGCTGTGCGTATGGGTTGTAGAAGTTGTTATACCTGTAAGCTCTCAGATTATTACCACTGCCCATGTTCATTCTGCGCGGATATTGAACCTCTTGTAATCGCTCAATAGCAGACATTCCAGATGCAGATGACATCGTAGAAGATGCCAGCGTAGCCAAAGCAGGAGGTACATCCTTGCCAAAGTCAGAGCAAAGAAATACAGCTAACTGAGTCTGGATAAATAAATTAAACTGAGGCGGCACGTTCGTATAGTCGCCTAAGTCTGGATTCTCTGTGAAGTTATAGCTTGTGCAAATGTTTCTAGAGCAGAATAAGTACATCATGCTTTCAAGCCGAGCCAAAGCGGTCTGTAAATCAAAACCGCTGGGGCCGACTGTCAAGCCATTAATGCGCATCCACGAATATGCGCCATTAATCATGTCTGCTTTAGTAGACGCGGTCATTAGTTAGCCTTTGGCCGTCCACGTTTTTTTGGCTCATCATCCGCAGACTCTGGTTCTTTTGCGTAACAGTCTGAGGGATGGAAAAATACTGTGCCGGTAGCAATCCAGTCTGCAATTTCTTTCGGATTACGTACACGGATAATCTCGCACTTGATACCGAATTCAGTATCCTTAGTGCCAGCTTTATATAAAAGAGTAGTCATTAAAAAGCCCTGATTGATAGGCTTTCGGGGGCGTTTCCACCCCCTATGCCAATTGGTTTTAGTAAGTTACCAATACGCCCACGTTTGATGGGTTGTTTACGGTAATGCCGTACCAAGTGAAAATACGGAATTTGAATGTCGCTGTAGTGATGTCACCATCGTACAACATGTACATTGTCAAACCGTTTTTCAGGGTTTTAGTGATTACCTGTTTACCTGCGAATTGCTTGAACAGGTTAGCAGGGATTGTTCCACCGATAACGCTAATGGCAGATTTTTCCCAGAACAGGTTAGTCTTGTTGCTTGCGTCGATGTTCAAGCGAGTCATAACAGCCGCGTTCAGAATGCGAGTGTCGATGTTTGAATATGCTTTCTCAAGCGTAGTCAGACCGGGGTCATCGTTGGCAATCGGTTTCGGGAAAATCTTGACGTGAGTACCGTCAGTAATCTCCACGATAGTGAATGTCATTGCTTGGCCAGTGCTGTTTTTATCAGCAAGGCCGATTGACATTACATCAGTACCACCGTTAACGAATTTAACCTTGTCGCCTACGTTGTAACCAACTGAAGTATTAACAGGGATTGACGCAATACGCCAGTCAACGTTAGTTACTACAGCGCCGGTAGCACTTACAGAGCCGCCTTCAGGAGCAAATGATTGGTTACCAGTAACAGTTGACGCAGGGTCAGCACCACCTACCAAATTAGGAAGGTAAGCACCGGTATAAACGTCGAATTCAGCAACGTTCTTGCCGATTTGACCAGTTGCCCATGTATCAGCAGGGCGACCTTGCAGCGTTTGACGGCCAGCTAAGTCTTGTGCGTATAACAGGGTGTCGCGGTCATTCAACACGAAGTTACGGCCAGACATTTTAGCTGCTTGGCGCTCGTTCATAATCGCCTGTGCAGTTGCAATAGCTGTGTAACCTGAGGTTGTGTTAGTGCGGATAAACAAAGAGCCTTGCAGGGCAGCACGAGAAGCAATAGCGCGGTTAAGCTCTGTCGCTTGCTGCTCACCTGAAGCTTTACCACGGCGCTCCCAGAATCCCAAATCACGCACTTGGTCGGCACGCTGGCTTACCAAATCGTTAGTAGGAGTACCGAGTGCGAACGGGCAGGTCTCTTCGATGATTGTTTGTTCCTGACCGGTCAAGTCCCAACCAGACAGAATAGGCGCGTGTTGCTCTACTGAACGCCAGAAGTAATCGCCTGCATTTTGCAGCATAGCGGGTTCTGGTTGCTCAAAAGAACACAGCGGGAGTAATTGTTGCTGTGATTCGTATGTTTCAACCGCATTCTCAAAGAGAACCTCGACAATTTTACCTTGTGTAGCCATTTTCTAATACCTCATTACCATGATTTTGTATCAATACCAGCCGCCTTTGCTGCGGTCTTTGCATCAAATACCGCTTGCATATCTCCTCGCTCGTGGGCTTTGTCGTACTTGCGCTTTAAATCTTGTGCGCTTGCTACCGACTTACTGCTACCCTTTGCGCGATTCGCTGGAGCTGGCGCTCTTGTGTCCGAACCTGTGCTTTTTGCTCCGGCTTTCTCAGCAACCAGACGCCCTAAATACATTGAAGCACTTAAGCCTGTCTTATCCGTCATCAGCATTGTTACCAGTTTGTTTCGGGCTTCCTCATTACGGCCAAGGAAATACATGACCTTTTCGGAGCCTTCACCCATGCGTTTAATCAACTCCTCGGTAATCATATCGCCACCGTCGGGTACTACTGATTCAATCGCCTGTCGGACATTTAAATCCGCGTTCTGGTATAACTCAGCACTAATGCCGTGGTCTTTGAGCAGTTTCGCAGCTCTCTCGTAATGGGACTTAACAGCATTTTCACGCGCCTGCACTTCTGCATCTTGTCGCTGTTTGGCAGTAGAGGTCTGAGAAACCAGACTTAAACTACGCTCTACCTTATCCGCAATGTATTTATCCATTGCCGCCTGATAATCTTTAGTGGTGTCAAAGTCCAAAGGGTCTGGAATGTTTAACGCTACCGTGTTCGCAGGCTGTGCGACTTGTTGCTGTACCGGCGCTTTAACAGACTGTTTGAGGGCTTCAAGCTCCTCTTTCAGCTTTGCTAATTCGCTGTCTTTATCCTTCAGCCTTCCTTTCAGCTTTGTTCTAACGCTGATTAGTGTCTCTAAAGGTACTTCTTTCCCATCGTCGGCATCATCCTCTTTCGATTCTTCTGCCTTCCAATCTTCTGCGCCTTCGTCTGGTTCGTCTGACTGATCGCCATCCGGCTTATCGTCTTTCAAATCATCTTCTGGTTTTGCATCGGGTTTTAGTGGTTCTGAATCCTGCTTAACAGGGGGTTGTTTCAGTGCCGCTTCTTCCGCTGCATTTGCCGCTTTAAGATCGTCGAGTGTTTGCATTTACCAGTTCCTCATGGTTGAGATACATGCAGAATCGCCTGCAAGTGCGCCGTATAAGCCGTATACGGTCAGTGCTGATAGTTTAATGCCTAACTGTTTACATATATCGGTTGCGCGTGTAAAATGAGTTAAGCCAGTTAATAGAGTTAATTTATGTCAGAGAATCCTGTTAAAACATTCACAGCAAAGGAAATGCACAACGCCCCGGGTGATGTATTCAGGGAGGTTGATAGACACGGCACAGCACAAATCAATCACGCAAACTATCCGGATAAAATCTTTGTAATAACCGGACGTGAACGCAATAGAGCAAAGGTAAAAGCCAATGAGCAATAACCAAGCTAAGAAAATAGCGGCCTTACACCATAACGTTAATCGAAACGATATGAAGTGTCCTAATCCACCAAAGGATTTACCGGCTAATGTTCAAATGATTCAGCATGACGATATAATTGAATTCACCCAGTTTGATACTGAGGCGATGACTTTTACTAAACGCTTTGATTCACTGTGTAACGGCAAGCACACAACGTTACCATTTGAGCCCGTGATTATGGAAAGCTATAACGAATTATCAGAGGAGCTAATCAGGGCACAAGCAAGGATGAAGTTTATCCAGCATTGCAAGGAAATGATTATCCACTAATTACCTTTAACCAACTGCGCACCACGCTGAAGTGGTAACAGCAGCCGGAGCATTCGCCGTTGCTGGTAGCGCAGTAGTCAATCCAGTGTTTGAAGTTCCTCGCAAAGCAGGAGCAGCGTTAGCTAATTGCCCACCTGTAGCTGCTGTAAATCCTTTGATGGTTGGCACTGTAGTAGCAGCTACCATTATTCCTAAGTAGTGAAGCCCTGAGTACGTGGTTGTATACGACGATGTAAGGGCAAGCGTTTTTAATGAGTTAGCCGCCCATGCTGTGGTTGTATCGTTAGTTGTTGACCTCAATAGATTGCGGTTATTGTCAAACAGTCCAAAAAGCTGATTGGTTGGCGTTCCTGCGGCTGTGGTTGCGCTAAAAAAAGATATGTTATTGATCGCAACTCCAGCAGGAAGCCAGATAGCCTCAAGCGATAAGCGCCCTGTGGAAAGAAGGGCTGTATTGACTTCTGGACAAAGGTTGCGGTTATTGTTTTCGTACAGCATACCGCTAGGAATATAATTATTATTGTATAAAGCGGTGACGGGCTGATTAGCCACAACACGCTGCCCACTGGCGTTAATGGTAAAGAACCCCTCGCCTTCAACAAAGCAAAGCATAGAACCTGTGGCAAGGATTGCCTTGTGCAGTATGCGCTCTGTTCCGCTTGCATCCAGCTTGACCGTTACTGTTTGACTGACTGTGTCTGAATTGTAGACCGATAAATAATCAATCAGTCTTTGTGTAGAGGATGCCGGTGCCCCTACAAGGTCAATATCAGTCGTGTTATTGGTATCTAGGTTATTACTGCTAGCATCAAAGGTTGTGCTGGTTCTGTCACGGAAGGCAGCGTAACATTGCAATTGATTTGTTGTAACCGCCCCGCCTAGTACCACTTGTATTTTTTCAGTAGTCGATTTTAGAACCAACATTAGATTAATCCCTCTACTTGCATTTGCGTTAAACCACTTCCACCAGAAACAGGGTAATAACTGCCATCCTCTGCAAGAAAGTTAGATGCAGAGCCAGCCGCCGTTAATGCGACTCCATTAAAGTCAGCAGCGTCTATAGAGTTAGCACCTACATTTACATTACCTGTCGCGCCTGAATATGGAACCAATCCAGATAGGTTTTGATCTCCTGTATTAATTCCACTTGTGTTGCCGATAACAGTTAGTTGCGCGTCTGTTACATATCGTTTGTTGGTGCTATCGGCAATATCTGCGGTTGTGGCGTCAGCGCCTGAGGTAACCAGACCTTTAGTATCGTATGTAATCTTTGTTTTTGTTGCCCCAGTAATCGCGGCATTCTCATCGACTTTTGCATCTAGCGCAGTTTGTAAGTCAGTCTGGCTTGAAAGCGGTCCGGTTATGGCTCCCCACGCTACGCCAAATGAACCGGTAAAATTAATAACAGGATTAGCAGGGTCTGTGTTATCGACGGTAATATCAGTGCCTGAGTTTACGGAGTCAACAACTCCCTTCTCATCATCTAGCTCATCTATTGCCGCTTGTACGTTAGTCGCAGTTATATTCCCAGCAGGAGTATTGTAGATTTCACTTGCACTGTCTGTTAACTCATAGTCCCCTTGATAAACCCAGTTAGCGCCATCGGAATAATAGATACCAGCGGCTTTATAATTAACAAACCATACGCCTTGTGAGTTAACGCAGATAGCAAGGAATCCTGTCCACTCAGTAGCTAGAGGAAGCGCCGCAAAGTTATTAACAGTTTTGCCCGGTATAAAGTCAGTGCTGCCAGCGCCCCATCCAACATCGCCTGATGCATTAGATAGCTTTACTAATGCTTGACCGGTAATTCCTCCGGGCGGAATGACAATATCAACAATAATTGCGGTTACTTCATCTTCCTGAATCTGCATGGTGAAGAAGCCATCAGATAGGTTACATAAGACAATGCCTTGTATCCATCCGTCTTCACCGATAAATCTACACTGCGCGAAATACCCCGAGACCAGTACATCAGTAGATGAATCGCCATTATCAGGATTATAGGCATACTCATTAAATATGCCCTGAGTCTGAAGGAATGACCTATTAAACTTCTCTTGAACGAATGACATCAAGCATAGTTCCGGCTAACGCTAGTCCTAAGCGATTTCGACATCTCGTTATACTGCT